TATCGGCGGTCACTGCATGCTCCGCCTCAGTCGCGTGGTCTGCTTCCGCAGCATGCCCCGCCTCGTCAGCATACCCAGCCTTCTCCACGTGTCCCGCTTCGTCGGCATAGCCTGCTTTTATCTTTTGATCCTCGCTCTCGTCCGTCTCGTCGTTGCGCTGACGGCTCTTCAGATAGAGGTCATCGTCGAGCGAGAGGGAGTCCAGCAGCGACTTGTTAGCGTGGGTGTGGCCGTCGCCGTTCGAACTGCTTTCGGTCACCGTTTGAACGGTGCTCGAACTGCCTCCGCCGCTGCGCACCGTCACCGCACCGCTGACGCCCAGCTCCCTCAGACGCTTGCTGCGCGGTTGCGCCGTGCGTCCCGTTGTCGATACATTATATTTTTTATTCATACTCTATACCCTCATAATCATCGGCAGAAAATTCCGCCATCGTTATCTCACTCTCCTCATCCTGAAGGCGTTGCACCTCGCTCAGCATGATGAATCGTCCCGGCGTGCTTGCCTCGCTCAGCGGATGAAGTCCGCTCATCAGCAAGGCAGTGCCGCTCAACACCGTCTTGCGGCTGGCATACTGGCTGAAGACGGTACCAATCAGCAGACGTTCCAGACGGTCGGTCACGCCCGCACGGGTGTAGTTCTGCATCGTGCTCTGTCCCACGTTGAGCAGAGCCCCGCGGGCTGTCGGCGAGGCGTAGCGGTCGGCAATGGTGCCCACAGTAGTGTCAATCTCGTAGTCCTCCTGAGCCGAGCGGTTAAGCCATGCCTGGTCCTCCTGATCCTCCACGTCGATGTCCGTGCCGTTGGCCTTGACGATGCTCAGTTTCGGGTCCTTCAGCAGGAACCATCGGTTAATCTTTGCCAGGTCCTCGCGTCGCTTCTCCGTGTTGCGCTTGTAGTCGAAGGCATAGATGCCGTCGCCGATGGTCAGTTCCAGCCATCCGCCTGTCGGTGGTGTCGGGGCATACTCGCCGTCGCCCATCTTCTCGAAGATTGATGGCAGCGCGTCGCGGAAGTAGCCGATGACCTGCTTGTTGGTCGACCATCCGCTCAGTCCGCTCTTCGCCTTACGGTCGTCGCGGTCGTAGAACGCCAGCCATGCGTCGCCCCACGACGCCGCACCGCCGACCCACTTGCCACCGCCTGCGCTGTAGCCGTTGCCCTTCACCACGTCGGAGTTCGAGTAGTGGAGGTAGGCGTTGCCGTTGGTGTCGTAGAGCACCAGCTTGATGGGCAGGTAGGCGAAGTTCGCCCAGTCGTTCCAGTAGCCGTAGCTCTTGCTCTCGTTGTTGTCCTCCCCCTCGAAGGGATTGTAGCGCGGGTCGATGCAGACCGACAGCTCAATCTTCAGGCGGAAGGTGTTGCGGCGGCAGTAGTTCAGATGTACGCGACCGCACTTGATGATCTCCGTGACCGACGACATGTTCGGGTTGACCCCGTCGGTACATGGCAGCCACTTCTGTGTGCCCACCATTGTCTTGTCGATGTCGCCGCTGGCCATGACAGCCGAACCGCGGCTCATCATGTAGACACCCGCTTCGTCGCTGGCGCTATATTCCGAGTCTATTCGGAAGAGCTTAGCCGCGCCCGCCAGCTCGAAGGGCAGCTCGTCGCTATCCTCGGGGTCGCCAGTAGCCAGACGAAAACCGTCAATCTCCTCCGACGGGTTGGCGTTAAGATAGTAGAGTATGCCCGACGTCTTGCTCTTCAGCGTGTCGTCGTGCTCAATGGTGCCGTCATACAGCGTCGTGTCGGCGTATGGCGAGAAGGTCACCTTCACGTTGTTGTAGACCACGTCGGCGCTCAGTTCGGCGTCGTCGCTCATCCACACCACCTTCTCCGTCTCCACCTCCTCGGCTGCCATGGCGTTGAGGTCGAAGAGCTCCACTCTTCCGCCCTTCTGCACCATTCTCAGTGCGAACGGCTGCAGCACAGCCTCCAGCACCTCTCTCATCGTCATCGGCTCGTCGTCCTCGTCGAAGAAGTTCTCGCAGTTCAGATACGAGTCGGTCAGGATGTCGGTGTAGCCCTCCGCCGGAGTCGTGCTGATGCGGCGGTTCAGTGTGCCGTAGTCCAGTCCCGCTGCCTCCACGCATGTGCGGACAATCCACTCCAGGCTGCGGACGCCTTTGTCGCTCCATTTCAGGCGCTCCAGTGCTCCGAAGTCCGAGAAGGTGAACTGCACCTCATAGTCCTTCAGGTACGAGTAGGGCTCTTCGTAGAGCTCCGTGTCGAGCGTGCCTGTCCAGTAGAGGCTGCCGTTGCGCCACACCTCTGCCCACACCTCGCCAGTCTCCACCGAGTAGAGGTCGATGTATTGGCGGTCGCTGGTCGAGAGCAGCGTCAGTGTCAGTGCCGAGCCTTGCACCGGCTCCAGCTTGTCCACCTCGCTCCACTCGATCTCCGCAGGCTCCTCGCCGAACACCAGGTCCTCCGGTGTCTCCGTCTCCACATCCTTGCTGAAGATGTTGACCACGTACTCCACCTCGCGGTAGCTCAGAAATCGTCCTGTATATATCTTTCCCATAACTTTATGGTATTGTATTACTTTACTCTTAACTCTTTACTCTTAACTCTTGTAATGGTATTACTTTACCCTTTACCCTTTACTCTTAACTCTTAGTAGCGTCAGCTACTTCACTCTTTTATTATATCGTTCGGCCGACTGCAGCACTCCCACCAGTTCGCGCCTGTGTATGCGGAAGGTGACCTCTCCGCCCATTCCTCCGCCTCCCTCGCCGATGAGCGACTTCAGCTTGTCGAGCGGTGCCACCACCTCCGGGTTGTTGGCTGCTCCGGCATACTCTCCGAAGATTCCCAGCGTAGGCCCGTAGGCGATACCTCCGTCGGCGAACTTAGGAATGGCAGCCTGGTCAATCATACCCTCAATTATACCGACGAAGCCCGATGCAATGGCGAAGCCGGCAAACGGTATTTCAGCATAGGCAGCGTAGGTCTTGGCGATGGCCAGAGCCTTATATAGCGCAATCTCCTCGCTGACCACCGGAAGAGTGGCGGCGGCCACACCTGCAGAAGTACCTTCAGCTATGGCGTTCGCTGCTGTTGCTCCAGCCTCCTCAGTTTTGGCGATGGCACTCTTCTCCGATGTACCGGCGAAGAGACCAATCATCTTTATGATAGAGCTGAAACCATCATACAGCTGAATGATGCCGTCGATGGCGCCACAGACCTTCTCCCATGCCGTGCCGCTGCCCTTCAGCGTGCTGGTCATGCTGGTCAATGCTCCGCCGATGCCCTCTACAGAGCTCCAAGCACCCTTCATTGTCACTTGACTGCGTTTCAGTTGCTTCTCATATTTTTTCCATTGATCCCGCTGAGCCTCGGTTTCCTTGCGAACTTCCGGGCTTAGCTCCGTGTTGTCGAGGATTTTCTGGAGGTTTCGTATATTATCCTGAATAGTGCTCAGACCGATAAGTTCCAGTTCCATGGTGAGCTTCTTGCCCTTCATCTTGCCGAGGTCATTCAGTTGGTCACGCTGTTCGGGCAGGCTGAGAATCTGTTCGCGTGTCTTCTTGGCACGTTCCAGCTGGTTCACCTGCTTCTGCAGGGCTAGTGCTTCAGCTGTGCTCGACCTCTCCTGCTTGCTCTGCAGATAGTCTATCGACTCATTAATCTTCCGGGCAGAGCTGAGGTCGTTGAGGTCGGGCGGTGTCATATCCTCCGCAGCGTCGTCCCACGCTTGCTTCAGCTCCTCGAGGCTCTTTTTCATTTTGCGTGCCTCCTTCTGCGTTGTTCCGCTGGTGGAGTTTATTCGCTTTTCATAGTAGGCAATGCCCTTCGTCACCTCGTCGTAGGTTGAGTAGTCCGCCAGCTTCTTCTGAGCGATGGCTGCATCCTCGAACTCAGCCTTCAGCTCTTGCGTCTCCTTGATGGCTTTGTCGATGCCGGGCAGCTCCACGTCGGTAGAGACCTTCCTGACCTCCTCAAGCCATGCCAGCTTCTTGTTGAAGTCGTCCAGTGTCTTCAGCTCAGCAGGTAGACCGGCAGCCTCCATCTCTATTTTCACCTTGTTCTGCTGCTTCAGGGTCTCGTTCAGCTTGGCGTTCAGCTCTGCAGCCTTCGCTTTACCCTCCTCGCTCTCGATGTTCTTCACCTTTTCGAGCTGAGTCTGATAATATTTCACGTTGTTGCCCAGCTCCTTGTAGCTCTGGGCGTCCTTTATGAGTTTCTTTCCGTCGTATTCGTTGCTGCCTGTCTTGTCGGCCAGGCCATACTTCTTGCCGAGCGCCTTATAACGTTCCTGCATCTGCGTCAGCGTTGCAGCCTCCTGCGCCGCCTGCTTCTTGCTGTCAGCGTCAGTCAGTCCGGCATAGCTGCCGACTTTAGTTCTCTGTTGCTCGATAGTCTTGGCGAGGTCGTTATAACTCTGATCTTGCCATTTGACAGTCGTTTGCTTGCTGTTCAGGCGATTCTTTGCAGCATTATAATTACCCATTGCATTGGCAAAATCCTTATCAAGCTCCTCTATCTGGTGGAGAATGTCAATTTCCTTGCCACGCGATTTTGTGTAACCTTTGAGGTCCAAATCTCTCGGAGCAGACATGACAGTTTTCTGACCAGTGTATTTATTCGTCTCTGTGAAGGTCATTCGTTCTTGGCTCTTTGCAGAGTTTATTACGTCAGCCTTTTCTCGTTGAGCCTCCGCCAGCTGGTTAAGCAGTTTCCCCTTCTTGTCTGCGATAGCTTTATATTGTGCCTCATAGGCAAGCTGGTCACAGTAATCCTTGCTCTTCTTTATCAGCGTATCATACCATTCTGCAGCTGTATTATATGTTCCGAATATATCTCCGTATTGTGCATTCAGTTGCTTCACGGCCTCCGTCGCATCTGCTTTTGTGTCTATAAGGTTTTTCAGTTTGCCAATCTCCTGTTCCATAGCAGAGCGTGCTCTTGCTGCAGAATCTTTAAACGCCTCGTTGGCATCTATTAGATTGTCGGTTTCAAGTATGGCTCCATCCTCCGTTTGGATAAGTTTGGCAAGCCCCATAGCCACCAAGGAAATTATAGCAGAAAGGCCAAATGTTGCAGCAGCACCCATACCGATGAGCGCTATGGTCAGTTTCTTTGTTGCCACTGTTGCAGCACCTGCCGCCACAGCTTCTGCGCCCTCAGCAGCTGCGACCGCCTTACTGCTTGCTGCACTTGCTATATCTGCCGCTTGCTTCGCACGGTAGGCAGCCACAAGCGTCCTTATGGTTTTTGTCAGAGTCAGACATCCGTTGATGGCAGTCACTGTAGTAGCTGCCCACTTTACATACGGAGCTATTGCCGCTGCCACACTGCCAGCCCAGTCAGTCCAGGTAGCCATCATATTCTCTAACTTCTGATTCATCGCATCGGCGCTGCCAGCGTTCTGTTCGAATGCTGCGTCGATGGTTCCGGCACTGTCAGCCATTGCGTCGATGTTTTGCCCGAACTTGTCGCTCAGCTCACCGTTGAGGGCGATGAGCGCACGGAGGCTCTCGGCAGACCCGAACAGCTTACCGTAAATTTCCTGGTCCAGCATGCCGTGGGCGGAAGCATAACTCTTTATGTCCGCATCTATCTGAGTAAGGAAGTTACGGAAACCTCCTGCAGCCTTCACTGCGGCTGCATCAAACTGAATGCCCATCTGCTGAGCCATTGTCGTCGCCTCGCTGCTCGGCTTCACCAGTGCGGTGAATACTGCAGCAAGCTGTGTGCTGACTTCGGCTGTGTTACCGGTTACGCCAGTCAGTGTGGCGAAGGTTGCCATAAGGTCGTCAATCGACACGCCCAGAGTGGCGGCGGTACCTGTCACACGAGGCAGTGCTGCAGCCAGTTGCTCAAAGCTCGTTACACCAAGTTTCGCTGTCGTCTGAATCTTATCCTGAATGTTTCCCGCCTCGCTCCATGCCAGTCCGTAGTTCTTCAGAATGGTGGAGGTAACGGTCACCGTCTGACCAAGGTCGGCGATACCACCCACGGCAGCGCGCGATGACTGCTGCAGGAACTCTATCCAGTTGTCCTGCGGCACACCGTTTGAGATTACCTGATACAGACCGTTAGCCAGTTCATCTCTCGCAATAGGGACCGTCTTGCTGAGTTCGGCAACCTGTCCGGTCAGAGCCTTCAGCTCCGATGCGTTGAGTCCCGCCATGGTGTTGACGGCACGCATGCCCTTGTCGAAGCTGGCGTAGTTGGCACCGAGCTGAGAGACGGCCTGGCTGAGCCCATCCAGGATTGAATTAACGGAGCTAAGAGCCATCGCTGTCGTGGCAAATTCTTCAAAACTGCCAGACGCATTCTTTATCTCCTTGACCATTTTGCCGATGGTCTCAGTCAGCTCATTGACGTCCATGGTCACATCTCCGAACACTTTTTGGCCGTTGCTCTCGAATTCAACTTTAAATTTAACAGTCTTATCCATTGCGTATATCGTTTATTTTCTTATATTTGTGGCAAAAGTTACAATGTTATGGTACATTTTAATGAATTTGTTTTGAATCACCCATGGTTGCTCGTGTTATTCATTTACGGGTTCCCGATACTTTGGTGGTTCGTTGCGAGAAACATCTGCAAAAACATTGAAGATCATTGCAGAGGCAAGCGTCGCAATCGCTAGCCCTCCCCCCACAGCTCAGACTCCCACTCCCTGCGGCTGACCAGCCCGGAGGACTTGTGCTGCACGCCGTTCTTGTCGGTGTACCACACCCAGCGGCGGAACTCTGCCTGGATCTCCACCGTCGGAGCCTTCTGGCGAATCTTCCTCAGCAGCGTGCTTGATGTGAAGCTCGACCATCGGATATTGAACGTAAAGTCCACCAGAGCGTCGAACTGGTTCTGACTCAGCGTCAGATGAAGAGCGTTCAACTGGCGCTCAACCACCGCTAAATCATCCTTCAGCCACTGTTCAGCCTGCGCCTTCGTGCAGCGCTGCCCAGCCTTCACCCCGCTCGTATGGCCGTAGCCAATCGTCAGCTTGTCGGCCGAACACTTGTAAGCCTCCAGCCTCAGACCCTCAACCTCCTTAATCTTACTTACTACCTTTTCCGATGCTTTCATATCCATATCTTTTTGCAGCTTTTCTATACCTTTCCATTCTCTCCTCCTCGCTCAGTTCCTCCTTCGGTCGGCTCTTCGTCTTAGCCTTCGCCGGAGTCTCATCCCACGGGAACTGCATCACGTCTCTCGGCTTCAGCTTGCTCTTCGAGTAGGGCTGCAGCATGCACATACACATCATGCGGCTCTGCTCCCACTGCTGGCGAAGGTCGTCGCGCTGCCGCTCCGACCACGACCGATAAATCGCCCTAAACTGCGAAGGGGTGCATCGGCAAAAGTCTGTCATACTCATCCCAATACACCCCATCGCTATGCCTGTCAACGTGTCGATGTCAGTCTCTACTTCTTCGCCCTCTTTTTTTTTGAGTCATCGACATCAGCCGCCTGACTCGTCAGCTGAGCCTCCACCAGAGTCCTCATCCCGGCCATTTCGTCAGGAGTGATAGCCACAATGAAGTCCTCATAGGTCGGGAAGTCCGTGTCGAACGGCACTCCCTCAGCTTTGCTTGCAGCCTTCAGCACACAATAAATCATCATAAGGTTATCTTCCAGATCACCCTCGATAAGTTTACTTATGTCCTTACCTGAAAGTCGCTTGAAGTAGACGATGGCACCCATCGTCATGTAGCAAGGATAATCCTTGCCGTTGATGCTGATTGTTATCTTTTTCATAATGGAACTCTCTCTCTATTGATTGTTTATCAGAATAGCTTGTGGCGGCACGTCTGCACCGCCTACAAGACTATCTTATTCAGTGTGTGTATGTGTGCCTTATGCGGCATCATCTGTCACCTTAGTCACGGCGCCACTGTTCTCCAGTGTTGCGCTGTACTTAGCGTCTTCGCCTGCCTGAGCGTCAAGCTCGAGGCTGGTGATGATATACTTGCCCTTGTAACCTCCGGCTGTCTTGCCCTCGCGAGTAGAGCCCTCGCGAATGGAGTACTGAGCCTCGATAGGTTCACCGGAAAGCTGCATAGCCTTCAGCTCCTCGTAGGTCGGTTTCTCGGAGTCTGGATCCTTCAAGACGAGACCGTCAACCGAAATAGACTCAGAGAAGCTCTTCGCATACTTGTCCTTCCACTTACCGCTGGTCGCCTCCTTAGTGATGCGCTCACCGGTCTCTGTCGATGTGCTGACCTTACAGCCAGTGCTGTAGCCCAGCGCCTTGCCACCAACGCTCAGGATGAGGTCAATGCCTTCGAGTACACCGTCATTTGCTGTTTCTGCCATATCTCTTAATCAAATAAAAAGTTAATAATCCACCGGCACCGAAGCCGATAATAAAAGCTATAATCACAGGTCGAACGGTGTTCGACCGTCGTTTCTCCACCATTTGAGACTGCTCCTCCAGGGCCTGACGAAGGCTGTCGGCCGTCGCCCCAGCTTCCCAGAAGAGCTCCTCATAGAGAGTCGCCACGCGCTCCAGCGAGTCGCACTGCGCTGTCGCCTCCACCGCGCTGCCGCGTCGGGTAAGGCTCACGCTTGCTTGTCCCGAGCGTGCCGAGTAGCCACTGCCGTCGGGCAGTCGCTGCAGGCTATCCACCGCTACCGTCACTGTCGCCATACTCATCGGCACCGGCTCCAGCGTCATAGTCCTCAGCTGATGCCTCAGGCTGTCCCGCTGTGTCGTCGTCGACTGACTGCTGCTGTTGTTCTTCGCGCTGCTCCCGCTTTTTGTCGCGCTGCATCCGCTCAAGGACAGGGCAATCATCGCTATAATGGCAGCTATTAGCAGCGTCGATAGCTTTTCTGAGTCGAGCCATTTCGCGTGTGCTTTTCGCCGTCTCGCGTTTGGCCGCCTCAAGGTAGTTCCTTGTCTCATTCAGTTCTTTTTTCAGAGGCTTCACTATATTCTCATTGAGAATGCGGGTTGCGTTCTCAGCGTTGGTCAGCTGCACCCCCTCGATCTCGGCTTTCGCCTTATCGGCCTCGGCGCGTGCGCTGTCAGCCTCCGCCCTTGCTTTCCTGACCGACGACCTCATGGTCACCAGTCCTGCGAGGGTGGCCACAAGGCCGCCCCCCAGCACCAGCTCAATGATTGTATAGAGTTCCATCTGCATTAGTTAATCTGGTTAATTGTTTACGCTATGCATTTGCTGCAGCCACAAACTGCGGCTCCTTGCGTGCATCGAGCACTACGAACTCCTCGCCGAATGCGATGTTAGTGTCAGCCTTCATCAACATCTTGAAGAAGTAGAGCTCACTTGCCGCAGCCACCTTGTCAATCTGGATGACGTGCTCGTCGTCCTCGAGGCTGACAGCCGCGAAGAGGTTAGAGCTTGATGCGTTCGGGCTGCAGAGAGTAGCCACGATGACATCGTCAGGCCATGACGCGATGGTCTCGATCTTGATGCCCTTGTAGCGAAGAGCGTTCACGTCGGTCTCAGAGGCATTCTTGTACTCGCGCTCTGTAAGCTCATCGTCGTAGCGGTCGAAGTCGTTGATGGACATGATGATGCGGAGCGCAGAGTTGTTGCGGATTGCCTTTGGAATGGCGAGGCGCACAGCCTTGAGTCGTGCAATCAGGGTGTCCTCGTCAGGTGTCTCGACTACGACCACGTCGTTAGCCTTGGCAGCCTGAGTGAGGATGCCGTTCATCATGCCGTCCTCGTCGTTCTCTGAATACTCACCGTTGACATACTGGTCGCCGAGCTCGAAGGTCACCTGTTTTGAAAGTGCGTCGAGCAGGGTGTTCTGCACGTCGGCCGGAAGCTCCTGGAACACCATGTCGCCTGTCGGCTGGAACGGACGCCAGATGCTTTCGAAAGCTGATGGGTCAAACACGGTGAATGCCATAAGGTCGTGAGGAGTCAAGAGACGCTCACTGTAGTCGAAGTTGCCCTTGGCATCGTCGACACCCGGATTCTTTTTGCGTTTCTGGAGCATCTTGCCCGCCTTGATACGAGGGATGCTGACAGACTTCTTAATGTTAGGGATGATGCAGAGAAGGCCCTTCTCCACAATCTCGTTGCCAGTGGTTGCCATGGTGAGCAGTTGGTCAAGTACCTCGCCACTGTAGTTGGTGTTGTTCACGTTAAGTGCCATGTCAATAGAAATTGATTATTTATTGATAAAAAGTTCTGTTGTTTCTCATTGTTCCGTCGCAGTCTTAGCCGCGGCGCGGGTTGCCACACATCCGGAGCTTGCGGTCTCCGCGGATGTAGGTTCCGGAGTTCTTGCCTGCTCCGGACGTACCTGCCAGCTTCACCCTTCTAGGTGGCTGTGTCTGTTTTCCGGTCATCATAGGGCGTTCACTCCTTTCTGCCGAAGTAGCGGTCGCGAATGTCCTTCTGACGCTGAGCCCATGCGCTTGTTGCCTTGTTCTCCGGCTTTTCGTTGTTGAGTTCATTCTTCAGCAGTCGGCGCGGCTTCAGTCCGTTGAGCACCGCCTTGCCGTTCTTGTAGTCCGACTTCAGAAGGTTGGTGTATGTTTCCTTCTGGTCAGCCGTGATGCGTCCGTCCTTAATGGCGGCGTCCACCGTCTCCTCCACGCGCTCATTTTCGAGCTCCTCGATTCTCTGGCGCTGTGTCTCGTTCTCCGTCTCCAGCTCGTCGGCACGTTTTGCGGTTGCCTCCACTGCTGCGAGTGCGGCGTCCTCATCGGCACAGTTAGCGAAGCGGTTGATCTTCTTCAAGTCTTCCAGTTTCATTTCGTCTGATTTTTGTGAATGGCCGGCAGCCAGTGCCTCCATTCGGTTAGTAAATATCTTATATATGTCGTCGGCAGTGCTCTCGTCGGGCACCGGCTCGTCGACGTCGTAGATCTCGTCGGCAAGACCGAGGGTCAGCGCCTCGTCTGCGTTTATCCAGTGGTCTTTGCCGTCGAAGTAGGTCGTCTTCACTTGCTCCTTGTCCAGACCGCAGCGTCCGGAGATAATCTCCGCTATGGTCTCTTCCAGGTTCTCAATCTCGCGGATCATCTCAGCCAGGTCTCTCTTGTCGCCGTAGCATCCGCCGCTCACCGAGTGAATCATCAGGCGGCTGTACTTGCTCATCTTCACGGGCTTGCCGCAGAGAGCGATGACGCTGGCTATTGATGCTGCGATGCCATCGACGTAGATGGTCACCTCCGACTTCATCTGGCGGAGGGTGTTGAATATGGCTATGCCGGGATAGACCTCGCCGCCCACGGAGTTGATGTGGACATCCACCTTCTTGTAGCTGTCGTCAAGCCACAGCAGGTCGGCCACAACTCCGCCGCTGGTGATCATGCCGTCGCCACCGGTGTCGCTGATCTCTCCGTAGATGAGGATGCGTGCGGTCTCATCGTCGTCATAAAACGATTTAAATGTCTTCACTTCTATAATGCTTTAATTGGTTTTCATGTCGCTAAAGTAGAGCAGCCGCGGCAGGGCAGCAAAAAAGTGTGTAACCATTTCCCGCTACCTTGTAACCACGTCACGCTCCTTTGTAACCATTTCCCCGAAAATTGCTTGGTTCGCCCCGTGGGGCGAACTTTGGCAGCGTAATGAGATTTTTCATAAACCAACATCAAATCGTAACGACATGGGACTTACATCTGAACAGAAAAAAGAGTGGGCGCTGAGCCTCTTCGTCAAGGACAACCTGACGCAGGCCGAGATTGCCGAGAAGGTGAGCGTCAGCCGCCAGACCATCAACCGATGGGCGAAGGCGGAAAAGTGGGAGGAGCGACGCGTCGGGGTCACCATGACACGCGAACAGCAAATCAGCAACCTATATAAACAGATTGCCGAAATCAACCGCGTCATATCCGCACGTCCCGAGGGACAGCGCTTCGCCTCGGCTGCCGAGGCCGACAGCATCACCAAGCTGACCACTGCCATCAAGAAGCTGGAGACCGAGGCGGGACTGAGCGACATCATCTCGGTGGGCATCAAGTTCATCAACTGGCTCCGACCCTACGACCTTGACAAGAGCAAGGAATTCCTGAAGCTCTGGGACGCCTTCATTAAAGACTCACTTAAATAACGCGGGAGAGGAGGACACACACAATGAAACAGAACGAACGCGAACTGCTCAAATCGTGGGCCATCTTCTTCGAGGCGGGAATGCGACGCACCGAGGTGAAGGTCGACCTCTCGCCTGCAGAGATTCAGCGCGAACGCGCCAGGCTCGAGGCTGACCCCATTGCCTGGATCAAGTTTTTCTTCCCCGACTTCGCCCTCTATGAGTTCGCACCCTTCCACCGTGCTGCCATCCGCCGTTGCATCAACAACGACGAGTGGTTTGAGGTACTCTCGTGGGCGCGCTCTCTGGCCAAGTCTACGGTGGTCATGTTCATCGTGCTCTACCGGGCTCTGACGGGGCGCAGCCGCAACGTCATGATGGCGAGTGCCACTCAGGACTCCGCCACGCGTCTGCTTGCGCCCTACAAGAGTCAGCTGGAGAACAACGCCCTCATCCGTGTCTACTACGGCGTGCAGGAGACCATAGGATCATGGACCGCCGAGGAGTTCATCACGAAGAGCGGATGCGCCTTCCGTGCGGTGGGTGCCGGAAATGCTCCACGTGGTAGCCGTAACGAGGCTGTCCGACCCGACACGTTGCTGGTCGACGACTTCGATACCGACGAGGCGGTGCGCAACCCCGACACCGTCGACAAGATGTGGCAATGGTGGGAAAAGGCGCTCTATCCGACGCGCGACCCCTCACGACCCACGCTGGTCATCTTCTGCGGCAACATCATTGCCCGCGACTGCTGCATCACGCGCGCAGGCCAGAAGGCCAGCCACTGGGACATCGTCAACATACGCGACCGCAACGGATGGTCTACATGGCCTCAGAAGAACACCGAGGCGATGATCGACGCCACGCTCTCGAAGATCTCTACAGCCAGCCAGCAGACCGAGTACTTCAACAACCCCGTTACGGAGGGCGAAATCTTCAAGGACCTGGTCTACGATAAGGTGCCACCGCTCACGAAGTTCCGCTTCCTAGTCATCTACGGCGACCCTGCTCCGGGCGAGAACAAGACGAAGAACTCCTCAACCAAGAGCTGCACACTGATGGGTATGCTCGGCGAGAAGGTCTATGTCATCAAGGTCTTCCTGGACCGCGGACTAAACGCCGACTTCATCAACTGGTACATTGAGCTGCTGCGCTACGTGGACGGACGTGTGCCGGTCTATTGCTACATGGAGAACAACAAGCTGCAGGACCCATTCTTCCAGCAGGTGTTCAAGCCGCTCGTGGCAAAGGCTCGACGTGAGCAGGACATTGGTCTCTACATAGCCCCCGACGAGGAGCGCAAGACCGACAAGGCGACGCGTATCGAGGCCAACCTTGAACCGCTGAACCGCTGCGGAAACCTCATCCTCAACGAGGCGGAGCGCAACAATCCACACATGCAGCGCCTGGACGACCAGTTCCGACTCTTCACCATGCGACTGAAGTTCCCCGCCGACGGTCCCGACTGCGTCGAGGGCGGTCTGAGGGTATTAAAGAAAAAACTTGTTCAACTAGAGCCGGTGAAGGTGCTTCCTCTCCGACGCAATAACAGAAGAAGATTATGAGTAAATTCATCACTCTGGAGGACTACGATGCCTCCATTCACAAGGAGATACTCGACCGCATCACGCACGACGACGAGTCGGTGGTCGAAATCTGCGAGGACCGCGCCATCGCCGAGATGCGCAGTTACCTCTCCGGTCGCTACGATGTCGACGCCATTTTCTCGGCCGAGGGCGAGGAGCGCAATCAGCTGGTGCTGATGATGGCCATCGACATTGCTCTCTATCATCTCCACTCCATCCACAATCCGCAGAGCATGTCGCAGATTCGTGTCGACCGCTACGAGCGTGCCGTGGAGTGGCTCAAGCAGGTGGCCGACCGCAAGGTCTCGATCGACGGCGCACCGCTGCTGCCCGACGAGACGCTGAAGGACAACTCGCCATGGCTCATGAAGAGCAACCTGCAGCGAACCTCACACCTTTAATCCATTAAAACGACTACAGAAATGGCTAGCATATTCAATTTTTTCAATCGCGTAGGCCGACCGCGCAAGGCTGACCGACGCATCACGGAGGGCGGAAACTTCCGCCCGGGAACAACCATCACGCTGACGGCGCCACGACGTTTCGGAGTGGACCTCGACGCCTACATGAACGCCATACGCTCGGCTGAGAATGTCGACTTCGCACAGCGTCAGCGACTCTTCGACATCTACGCCGACGCCCTCATCGACGGACACCTGCGTGGCATCGTCGAGAAGCGCAAGGCGGGTGTGCTCAGCTGCGACATCGAATTCCGTCGCAACGGAGTGATCGACGAGAAGGTGAGCGAGATCATCGACTCACCGTGGTTCATGAACTTCCTCGACGACGCACTCGACTCCATCTTCTGGGGATTCACACTGGTGCAGTTCTACATCAATGAGCAGGGCTGGATTGACTACTACTGCGTGCCGCGCAAGCATGTCGACCCCGTGCGCCGCATCATCCTTCATCGTCAGGACGACATCACCGGCACATCCTTCGACGAGTACGACGGGCTGCTGCTCATCCGCTCGAAGGAGCCGAACGGACTCTTCGCCTGCACCACTCCATACACCATCTGGAAGCGTGGCAACATGGGCGACTGGGCTCAGTTTAACCAAATCTTCGGAATGCCGGTGCGCAAGTACACCTACGACGCTGCCGACCCCGACGCACGTATGGCCATACTCAGCGACGCCGTCTCTCAGGGCAGCGCCTCAGTCTACCTCTGTCCGGAGGGCTGCAGCCTCGAGTTCATCGAGAGCTCCAACAAGACGGGCAGCGCCGACACCTACAAGAGCCTCGACGACAAGTGTAACGCCGAGATGAGCAAGACCATACTGGGCAACACTCTCACCACCGAGGCATCGGAGACGGGCACACAGGCGCTAGGCACCGTTCACAACAGCGTGGAGAAAAACCTTTCCAAGCGCGACCGCAAGCTGATACTCAACCTGCTCAACTACGAGATGACCGACATCTTCGCTCAGCTGGGCGTCAACACTCAGGGCGGCAAGTTCGTCTTTGCCGACGCTGTCGACGACGAACACACCCTCAAGCGTGCCGACGTGCTGCTGAAGGCGCAGCAGCTCGGTCTCCCCATCGACGACGAGTACATCTACTCCGAGCTCAACATCGACCGCCCGGAGAACTACGAGCAGCTGAAGGAGGAGGCACGGCAGCGCAGGGAACAACAGGCACTGGCTCTGCAGCAGGCACAACAGCAGGCTCAACAGCAAGATGGGCAGCAGCAAGATGGGCAGCAGCAGCCAACCAATCGGACGAGGAGTTTTTTCGTTCGGGCCCCGCGAAACGCCGGGGCTTTAGAATGGTGATGAACGAGCTCTACGACCTGCCCGACATCGACGACCTGCCCGACCTTGACGAGCTCGACTACATTGCCGACTCGACGACGCCGCTCATGGCGCGTGCCGACGACGGCGGCGTGGCGCTCAGCTTCGGCTTCGACGCTGAGTGGCTCACGGCTCTGCTGCAGCGCATGCAGGCTGACGGCAAGATCATGAAGGGCGAACGCATCGACCGCGACACATGGAGCCGCGTCAGCGAGGTGCTCCGCACGGCTGTCGACAAGGGCTACGCTCAGGCAGATGCTCCGTCGGCCGACGAGGCGTTCCGCGACGCTCTCCACCACAGCACCGACGTCTTCGCCGCCTTCAAGGTCCACCGCATGCAGCACGACATGGCGGCAGCGCTGACCGACGAGAACGGTGATTTAAAGCCGTTCAATCAGTGGTTGAACGACGTTCAGCCGATAGCCAGCCATCAGGT